ACCATACTGTCCTGCTAATGCGCTTGCAGTACCAAGACCCGCCTGAAACATACGGCCAATATCTTGCGTCTTCTTGCGATATTCACCCAATCGCTTTTCTGCCTCGCCAGCCGCAACAACGTCACCAAGTCTCTTGCGCCTAGCAAACTCTGCTTGCCTCTGTTGCGCTTCACGCGCCTTTGCCTGCTGTGCTGCACCACCAAGAATTTGTTGCGCCATACGACCACGCTGAATCTCATCAACCTGACCAGTGGCTTGTTGCCTTGCCAGTTCTTCAGCAGCCTGTGCTGCGATAAGTTGAGCTTCTGGTTCCATTTATGTCTCCGGGGCTGTTTGAGTTGCTGGCAGCTTGAAGGTTCCCGCACGCGAACCAACTTCAAAGGCAATTCCATTAAGAGTAACGCCTTCATAGTCAGATACGTTTGCGCTGCACCGAATACGCGCTTTCACGTATCGGCTCTTTTGATTTGATAAATGTATCCTCAATTGATCGGTTGGAAAAGCATCAGCCAGTATTCCGTATTCGTCTGTGTTGCCACGATCATCAGTCAAATAAATTCTAAACGTTGTTGAATTTAACTCTTGGAACAACAACAACATTCGGTAAACACGCTGAACGGATTGCAGACCAGCCATAGACAAGTTGTTTAAAGTTATGTCTAACCTGTACTCGCTGTATGCGACGGGGCTTAGGGTTGTTTGATCTCGATATGAAGTTGAAGATTGCCTCAATATCTTGCCGCTACTAAGCATAATTATGTGGCTTTTGCTCGCATCGCCTGATTCATCAAAATATTGAGTTTGTGCTGCGATTGACGAAGGGTCACCATCATAAATACCCCAATTCGTCCACTGCTTAAAAAAGGTGTTGTAAATTAAAACAACCTTGGTTGAGCTTGCCGATGCTGATGCAAAACGAATCTCATTATTGTAATCGAACAAAGTAATGTCTTTTACATTTTCGGTATTAACTAAGTCTTCTACAGGAGCACCAACATATTGAACCTGAGCTTGAGGAGTGACCAGGTAAAGGCCTCTATCGGAGACATAAAAAACTCCAAACGGATGATCTAAATGGGGGCTGCCCGGCAAAGCTCCTTGATTTTCTGCAATAGCGTTTGGAAGATTAAAAAAGCCCTGACCGACAGCATTAGGGCCTTCCCCTTGGACAACGAAAACCCCTTTTCGGGTAAACACCGTTAAGAAGTTCACCCCCGAGGATACGCCACTGACAGAAGCTGAGTCACCGGGAATATCAATTACAAATTGGGGAATTGGGTAGCCGGTGATTTCGCCTTGTCTAAGTGGCTTTGAGTATCTAACAAACTCGGTCGGGGTCGCTACAAATATTCTTCCTTTGTGCTCTGTAATATCTGTAACGCTTCCAGGCTGGTAATTATCCAAAACCCCACCAGTGGTATAGATAACAGGCAATTCGCTAAACTCTTCTTCTGTCTCTCCTCTGTCGACAAAAGTTACACAGGTTGTTGCGTCTCCGAGCAAAGAAGATGCGACTTTTTTAAGAAGAACACCATCTGCATCAGTTCGATACATAGTAACTCGAACGCTCATATGCTTCGTCGTAATATCTACGCCGTATATCTTAGCAATAATAATTGAGTCGAGCGCACCTAACTCAACCTGCTCAACGGGTGTTGTCACTGATTCATGAATGTTGCCTTGGCTATCAACGTATTCATAAACAAACGAGACAGAATATGTTTTGCTTGATTGCAATCTGCTAATATATCCAGAAGTCGCTCCAGAAATTGAGCGAATAGAAGGATACTCGTAAAATCCATTTTCTACGACTCGCACCCCGTCATAACTGTAAAGAACCCCACCGGTACCAAGCATAGCATTGCCAGCATCGACAAGCTTGTGGTCTCTAGCTGGGTCTAAGTTAATTTCGGTGATTGATCCAACATAGATTTGATCTTTGTATTTATTAAAAGTTTCAGCAGACGCTTCAGTTACGCTTTTCGTAAAGAAAGACTGAGTTAAAAGTTTATTTGATCCAAATAAGAACTTTGACGCCAATCCAAGCCCAGAAGTTCCCACCCTTGTAACCCTGGAGATGCCATCAGCAAGTCGGTAATAACTTGCTATTCTAGGTCGATAATCATCTGTAAGATTAAGAGAACCTTGAGTGCTTACCCCCGCACCAACAACGCTTCTGAATAAAACCCCATCAGTCGGTGTTCTCTCTGTTCTTACTAAAAAATCGCAAGTGTTAAAATCAAGTTGATTACCGTTTGTTCTAGAGATTGCAATGTAAGGCCACTGCCCTAGCCCAGTACCATTGCCTGTCTTGGCACCAAACGGATTAAATTTAAACACATCTGAAATGATCGTAGCATTTTGAAACACATCAATCATTGTCTTGTCGGCTGAGCTGCCGCGATTATGCTGAGAAAAATAGACAGTGTGCTCAAGCGGACGAATAACTTCGCCTGCTTCTAGGCTTACTCTTGGATCGAAATTGCCGCTAGCAGGGCTGTAATCAATAGCAGTGTATGATGGTCCTGGGCTTTTTGCTTGTATTGCCGCTGTTATCTGATTCTGGACAGAGGTTGTTTCCGCGCTGTCCAGTGCGGCATCTAGCCCTGACGAACTAAGTGCTGTGGGATCATAAATAAACCCTGACCCTGGCTCAAGGATTGTTGTCTTCCAACCTCCGTGAGTCCCTATTCCGCCAGTGTCATTCCAACCAAGGTGAATTACGGCAGGACTGCTATTGATCCCCGATGAAGAAGGATCGACTGTAACTATAAGGTCTGCTTGAAGTTCAGCAGCGGCAGGACTAGAACTGTAAGCAATATTGCCTGAGCTTTGAAGGCCCCCAGTTTCGCTATCTGTGTCTAGTCCGCTGTGGCCATTTTGAGAGCTTGTCGCTACGGGCTGTTTAATAACAGTTAAATAGGAATACGCCTCCGCCCCAAAGAGTTCGCAGTGTGTAGCATTATGCAAAAACACACCTTCTTTATCGAACTTATACTCTGTCGATGCCAGCGTTAAATCAGATGGGTCGTAACTTTGACCATAGACGGCATATACACCAGCTTTGGCTCCTCCAATATCTTTTTGATAGTAAACGACCAAACTGTTTGCATAAGAATCATCAGGATCACATCTGAGCCCAAGGCCAGGCACAATCGCAAAGCCATTATCTGATATGTCGGCTGACGCTATATTAACCCCTGTAGTAACATCCACTTGTTGATAAAAACTAAAGTTGCCAGAGTTTAGATCAGACTGTCGAAACTTTGCTAATTTTACGGTGCTTACAGTAGGCGAACTATAGTTATGATAGGCGACGTAAATGCTGGTGTCTGCCTCTGACGCATCCACCGCTATCGATGAAAGATGATCATCAACTGTGAGATCTGCCGGAGTGCCTGCGTTATCCTGAAGCGTGCTGATTGTTAAACTGGTCAAAGATGGCAATGATGTTAGATCGAGCCTTACCAATTTTAAATCATTGTTAGTTGAGCCATCATACTTAGAGTAAACAATGTAGGCGTCTGACCCAACGCTTGTAAGGTGCAAAGAAGGAAAGCGTTGAATCCCTGTTTGATAGCTTGTGATGGATCCATCTCTGCTAATGCTGTCGACTATCTGAGGCTGTCTTACCCATGTCTGGTCGTAATCAGATTTAATCCCTACATAAATAGTGTAACTTTGGCCGGATAATGCACCAACTGGCTCAACTTGAACCCAGGTGAGAAGATTGTAAACAACAGAGCTAATGGTAAATTGATGAAGTTTTAAATGCCCAACTTTTTGAGATTCAGCATTGTAAACAGAGTTGTTTTTAAATTCGCAATTTAGAAAATCTCCGCTTCTTTTAAAAGCGCCGTTGCCATACTCCGTATAAAGCTGCTGGCCATCTGATATAACAAGTTGGTCACCAAACGTGCTTATAGCAGTCCCATTCTCAAGTCTGTACACTCCTACTGTACCATTTTCATTATAAATGTTGGCATCGTCTTTAAATATATCGAAACCAGATCTTTTGCTTATTTGGCCTGTCTTTAGCAATGTAGCGTTTTCAGCATTAGACAAACTTCCAGGTTGGGCCGTTACAAATGATGATTTTTCATCAAGGCCCTGCTGAAATGGTATTGATAAAGTCTTTTTAGTTAATGCCATCAAAACACCCAAAAGCTAACTTTTACTTCCGTAGGAGCCGGTGACGCCTGAGAACTTGCTTTAACCGAAAACTCTTTACGGGGATTTTTTACCAGTCCCGTGCCGTCAAACACCATAGCATCATTGTTTCGCCGTACTACGATATAACCATCAATTGGTCTCCCAAGGGAATGAGATACCAATGTGTTTTCTGATGAGTTAACAGGTATCGTTACATCTTCTATGAGCGTACCGTCGTTTATCCTACGAGAGCTTAAATCAGCAAAAGCTCTCTCGACAGATCTTTGAAGAGTATCAGAGGTTACACCGCCGAGAACAGGTGAGAATGTGCCTGCCATGTCTCACCCCCCTAGTAGCGAAGAATAAAGTCGTCTCTGAATCGACCCTTGCGAACATCGCGAATAGCAAACGAACCACTGGCATCACGCGGCGAGATAGCTCGAATAATACGACTAGCGAGTTGCTGACGTTCACGCTCCAGGGCAGAAACGTCAGACTCCTCTTTCATCAGCATACGGATTGCAGTCGCTACAACCACGTATTCAACAAAGCCAGGAATAACAAAGTTAATAGTCGCACTGGCCGTAGTATCTGCAAACGCAGGTGCCACTGGGACATAATAAAGCGTGATGGTTCCTGACTGAGAGTTGTTGGGGATTAGCTTAATCTTAGTCCCCTCGACCTTATACATTGGCTCAGCCAATCGATCGATAACTGCATAGGGCGTATTGTAGATGTTTCGCTCAGAAAAGGAGTAAGCCCTGAGTGTCGAAGTAATCCCACCGGAATTATAATCAACACCCAGAGCCTTGTAGAATTCGCCACCCGGATACGTTACTGCGTCATCCGTGGGTAAATCTGCTCCTGTTGAGGCGATAGGGACATTGTACTGGTGAGTCACTACGAAGTAATCCTCGTAGCTTTTCACCAGAAAGTCATACAGCTCAGCGATGCTAGAGTTTAAGTAATCCTTAATCTCGTCTTCGCTTACAAACGAACTGTTGACCATATCAGCACGGCGTTTAGCTCTCGTACTTAATGTATCGAACCGAATATCCGCCATGCTGACAGCCCCCCTTACGCACGCATGTCTAGGTAGTCATCAAGAGCTTCGACGAACGCATTGCCGTCTTCTTCCTTGATGGCCATAGCCATGCGTCTTCCCGCATCTTCTTTTGCCTTGCTGTAATCATCATCTGAAGA